CAAAGGTATGAACGGTATTTACCGACTGCCTTTGATGAAAGTATGTCATTATTAGAAAAAACAAACAAAGTCATAGAGTTTATGAATCGAATCGGTGTGTTAGTCGGTGACGTTATCACACAATGGAATGAAGTCATGGATTGGGTTATGAGTGACGGAATAACTGAAACCATTAATGCCAAACTTGATGAAATGGTAGCAGATGGCACAATGGACGATATTATCAATCATAAAATCTTTGACGAACTAAATAAAAAAGTAGATTCATTGACTCTAAATGTAGTGACATTTGACGTGGTTGGTGATGGAACAACAGATGATACTGCGAATATCATCAAAGCTGTTCAGTTCGCCTATGACCATAAATGTAAATTACATTTTCCGAATGCTACTTATTTAATTAGTGGAATTATCCCTCATTTCCATGACATCAATACCACTGGTGAAGGTGTCTTAAAGCGTGGTTCAGACGCTTACTATATTACACCTAATGTAGACGCAACAAATATTTTGTATACGGGTTATGGTTCGTCTACTTCAAACGATGGGCTATCAAAAGCCTACCCTATGAGTATAGCACAAGTAAGAAACGCCCTTCAAAACCTTGGTGAAAAAGCAAGTAGAGGACAATGGAGAATTCAGTTTGTTGAGGGTGTTACCTATGAGACTGGACAAGTTTTCAATAACATGCCCTACTTCTCTAAACCCTTACAGGTATGGGGATATTACAACGGGGTTCAACATTTAAGTGTATGGGATGGAACAACTAGCCCTGCCGTTTATGCCTTTAGAGCAGACGCAAACAATAACACATTAAATGTAGAATTTAAGGATATCTTTTTCCAAAACTGGCGTTTAAGTGCTTCCAATGCTGGTGCGATTGTTGCATGGTATGGTGTAAACGTCACAACTGAAAACGTAAAAGTTGATAACGCTGCTGTTGGTGTTTGGTGTCGTGGTGGATTCTCAAAACACTATGGTGACACAATTAATAATTGTCGATGGGGTTATGGTTTCCAGTATAGTCACAGCGCACAAGTGGGTGCATCAAGCAAACCACGTAATAAAATTACAAACTGTGAAGCTGGTGTATTTGTTGGACGTGTTTCTATTGCTCACGTTGACTATACAGATTTCGATCTAAACCAATGCAATTTACAACTTCATCAAAAATCACGTGTTGCATCTGTTAACTCTTTCTTTAAAGGATGGAAAGACGTGTGCACATGGTTACAAGGTGACAGCCTTTTTGAAAATGACGGTTCAACATGGGACGAAAACAGTATCACTGATACAACACCTATTTACCGCTTCAATACAGGTTCTTCTGTTCCTGCTGTTCATATCGGTGAACTTCCTTATCGTGTAGCGCACTATGTATCGAATACAGGTTTTGCGGTTAACGGTGGAGAAAGTGACATTCTGATTTCAGCACAAGCCGAATTCGGTTCACCGCTACGAATTCCAAAGAACCTTCTATATAATAATGCGAGCATTCAAATCACTGTGAAATGTCGTGTGGATATGTCGGGGAACGATGGAGGAAAAACATTAAAGTTAGCTGGTGCGAATGCAACTAGTCAAGTGTTAGCTCAATTAGACATTCCTGCTGGTAGTGGTGGTGGTGGTTTAGGAGAAGCAACCTTCCAGATAACATTCCGTAATGGAGGTTCGGCACTTTGTAAAGCTAGTTACGAATCAAATAATACTAGCTTGAATACGGTGAAATTCACAACCATTGCAAGTTCAACAATGAACGCAGTACGAGATAAAACAACTGATCTAACACTTTGGCGCTTATATGGAAGTGCTGAAGGAACAGGAAGAATGAATATATTCTCCATTACAACAACGTTAACAGGTTGATTGTATGGATTGGATAGGTAGTAATAAATATCTTTCCCAAGCCGAACAAACAATAAATGCAAATTATATATTTAACTCAATGTCTGCAAATGGTTGGACAAAAGAAGCCATTTGCGGAATCTTGGGTAACATGCAAACCGAATCAACAATGAATCCTGGTCTTTGGGAAAGTATGAATGCTGGAAATATGTCTGTCGGGTATGGGTTAGTCCAATGGACACCAGCAAGTAAATATATAAATTGGGCGCAAAGTTTAGGGAAAGATTATAACCATATTGATTCACAACTAGCCCGTATAGAATACGAAATTGCAAACGGAATTCAATGGATAACGACTAGCTCTTATCCACTGAGTTTCCAGCAGTTTAAAGCTTCAAAAGAATCTCCCGAATATTTAGCAGAAGTTTTCATTCACAATTACGAACGACCAGCAAATGCAAATCAACCATTACGGGGAACACAAGCCCGCTACTGGTTTAATACCATTACTGGTGAAGGTGGTTCGGGTGTTGGTGGTAGTACACCAGCTTTTCCGACAGAAGCAGGCTTGCAAATAACTGACACATATGGATGGAGAACAAACCCTGTTACGGGTGAATATAAATTTCATGCTGCTATTGATATTGGTGGAGGTGGTTCGCAACATCCATTGTATGCCACACAAGATGGAATCGTGGTTGAGAATAGAGAAGTAACCAATGCAGGTTATGGACTAAGAATCAAACATACAGCAGACCCTTATTATTCACAGTATTTACACATGAATGAGCCGTCCCCTATTCCAGTAGGAACAGCAGTCACAAAAGGTCAAGAAATCGGAACGATGGGTAACGGTGGTAACTCTACTGGTATTCACCTTGATTTTGCGATTGCTACCAGTCAAGACGGATTCTTTACAGAAGAAGGAACGATTGACCCCGAAAAATATTTACAGATGATGTTCGGTGGTGGTTCGGGTGGAGACGGTGGAAATGATGAAGCCGAAAAGAAAAAGAAAGCATTGTATCATATGTTACTTGCCGACACGTTAAACGGGTGGCGATTTTGAAAGGAGTGAAAGAAAATGATAGATTGGTTAGAAATTTGGTTGAATGCTGATAACACGAAAATATGGTATATCCTTTCATTAATTCTTATTGCAAATATAATAGATTTCTTAATGGGATGGATTAACGCAAAATTTAATGAAAATGTTCCCTTCTCTAGTAGTAAAGCAATTTATGGGATAGCACGAAAAATGATAATGTTTATTATCCTAGTTTACTTTATCCCTGTTTCACTTCTTGTCCCTCCTCCAATTGGAATTGGTGCGTTGTATGTATTATTCATTGGATATTTAGCAAGTGAAATCAATTCAATTTTATCTCATTTAGCTTTAACAAAAGATGATAAACAAACAGACCTTTTTATTAACTTTGTAACAAAGATTTTTAAAGGAGGTAACAAATAATGAACATTTCACAAAATGGAATAGATTTTATTAAACAGTTTGAAGGTTTACGCTTAACCGCTTATAAAGCTGTTTCGACTGAAAAATATTGGACAATCGGTTACGGTCATTATGGTTCAGATGTAAAGCAAGGAATGACCATTACAAAGACGCAAGCTGAGAACATGTTAAAAGATGATTTGGTCGAATATGTTGATGGTGTAAATGCTGGTCTAACACGCAAAGTCAATCAGAATCAATTTGACGCATTAGTTAGTTTCACTTACAACGTGGGTATTACTGCTTTCAAAACATCTACATTATTAAAACGTGTGAATGCGTATGAAGATGATGATGTGCGTTACCAGTTCTCACGATGGAATAAGTCGGGTGGTGTCGTGTATCAAGGTTTGGTGACTAGACGTGCAAAAGAAGCAGATTTGTACTTTGAACCCGTTAAAGGTCAAACAACAGAACCCGAAAAACCACCGACAACGACAACGCCACCACCAACGACAACTACGCCACCGACAACAGGCGACAATAATACGGGTGGTTCGACTGGTTCGGGTGGTGGCTCAACAGGTGGCGGAAACGATACAGGAACGACCACACCCGAACCGATACCCGAACCCGTACCAGTACCCGACCCAATTACCGACCCGATACCAGCGCCAAGTGGCGAAGCTGGAAATAATACTGGTGGTAATACTGGAAATGGTTCAACTAGTGGTCAACCTAATTCAGATGATAGTAAATTAAGTTCACCTAACACAAAAACAAGTACAACTTATGTAGTCAAAAAAGGTGATACTTTGTTGAAAATTGCTGATAAGTTTAACTTAAGTTTAACTACACTGTTATTTGCTAACAAATCTATTAAAGTAGCTAACTTGATTTATGTGAATCAGAAACTAGTTATACCTAAGTCGGACTATGAGTACTACAAAATTAAAGCAGGTGATACCCTGTATGGGATTGCCTATGACAATAAGACTACTGTATCAAAACTGTTGACATTGAATAAATCAATTACTAATAAAAATAAAATTAATGCTGGAGATACTATACGCATAAAATAAAGGAGAAATGAAAAATGGAAAAGTCGCTATATTATGACCCGAATAAATTACTATCTTACAACAGAATACTAAACTTTGTTATTGGTGCACGTGGTATAGGTAAATCATACGCATGGAAGAAACACCCCATTCAGAGGTTCTTAAAGTATGGTGAGCAAATTATTTACGTGAGACGCTATAAAAGTGAACTTAAAAAGATAGCTAACTATTTTAATGATATAGCGACTGAATTTCCTGACCATGAATTTAAAGTGAAAGGTAGACAGCTATTAATAGATGGAAAGTTGTTTGGTTGGGCGATTCCTTTGAGTGCTTGGCAAAGTGAAAAATCAAATGCTTATCCGAATGTATCTACTATTATATTTGATGAGTTTATTCGTGAAAAAGATAAGAGTGGATATTTACCTAATGACGTTGAAGCCTTTTTGAACTTGATGGATACAGTATTCCGTACTAGGGATAATGTACGGGCTGTCTGTCTCTCCAATGCGGTATCTGTTGTAAATCCTTACTTTCTATATTTCGATCTAGTACCAAACATTGAGAAAAGGTTTAATGCGTATAATGATATTGTCGTAGAAATTCCCGATAGTGTTGACTTTTCTAGTGAACGTAGAAAGACCCGTTTTGGTTCACTTATTGATGGGACTGAATACGGTGAAATGAGTTTAGATAATGAGTTTACTAATGATAGTGACTTGTTTATCTTGAAGCGTGGTAAGGAAAGTAAACATGTATTTAGTGTCATTTTCAAGGGTTTAAAGATGGGCATATGGGTTGATACCAATGAGGGCTTAATGTGGCTCTCTAGTGATTTTGACCCGTCTAGTAAGAATGTGTTCGCATTGAGCACCGATGATTTGACTGAAAATAGTATGTTAATGACGGGTTGGAGAACGAACTATTATCTTAAGAAAATGGTTAGTGCGTTCAAGAATGGATATTTGCGATTTGATAATCAAGTTATTCGTACAACTAGTTATGAAATGTTTAAGAAAATGAATATTGGATAAGAAAAAACCCTGCTAATTGGCAGGGTTTTGTTACTTTAGATATGGGTTCATTTTCACCATATAATCAATATGTTGTTGAACAGTGATAATGTTTTTGTCCCTCATTAAGTCGATTGTTTCCATAAATTGTTTTGTTGTAATTGTCTCAGTTACATGATATGATGTTTCTTGCTGATTGTCATTTTTGGGTGACTTTGGTCTCATACTGATAATGATTAAAATTCCGAAAAATACTGCGACTAAGATTATAAATTCCATTCAGAATTACCTCACTTTTTAAAATTATTTATCTCTATTTAATACTAACACATATTTAACGATATCTGAATCAATAGCTATGTAATAGTTTATAAGTTTTTCATGTTGTAAATAATGTCTACGTAAATTTATGAATTGTTCGTACTCAATAACCTCTACTATTTGCGTTCTTATCACAATCTCCTTCTTTCAACA